TGTACCAAGCCAACATTCTGAATAACATTCCCTGGCGTCGATTGTAGAGCATTTACGACGCCAGTAAATGAGGTAGTCACACCATCACCTGCATTGGCTGTCAATGCGATGGAGTTCACATTTGGATAATATCCGTAAAATTGTTCCCGCGATTGGGTGTACAGGGTTTGATAACCAGCAACATAAATTGGCGGATGAACTGAGATATATTTGTTCTGAAAGTTATAGAGTGGATTATAAACAATCGTTGGATTCGCTACTGGATCACCGAATGATATCTCATCAGTACGGTAGGTATCTTGGTAGGGATTCGTGTAAAATGCAAAAGTTGTTCTGAGATTAAATGTCCTTAGATGCTCAGGAAAATCATACACAACAAAGGTGTTAATGTAATTTTGAAGATCAAGATCAGTAAGCTGAGCAGTAGAAGGAGAACGCGTGAGACGCCTTACCTTCGTTTGTATTGCCTGTAATGTCGTTGTTGGTGGTATTGGCATAACCAATTCTCCTTATAAAAGATTAATCTCAGCGGGAGCAAGCGTATCATTATTTGAGCCAATCGGTACAGATAATCCACATACATTTATTTTGGAAGATAACCCAACGGGAATAACAAATGGTGCAAATTGTGTTGTATCAATAGTAATAGTAAATGTTGTAGGACTCGTAACAACAATCGGAGAGGTCATTTGGTCTAACTGAATCATGCCTAAAGCTGGCGGTATATCAAACCTCACGACCGTTCCATTTGGATAACCATGGGCAAATGAAGTAGTTACCAGAGCAAAAGGACTGTTCGTGATTGCGGTAATAATTCGCATGGCTGGACCATAAACAGGATCCGTATAGGCATAACACTGATAAGCCATGATCTCTCTCCTTGTTAATAACTACACTACTTTAAAAATGTTACCGTTTCAATATTCGATGGTGTTAATTCTGCTATATCATTGGAGTCCATAAAATCTAATGGTTCAAATGAACAACGGCGCTTTTTCTTGGTGATCTGAATAGAAGGCAATCCCTTATCATCCATTTTATACGCGTGTTCAGGATACCAACAATTATTGGATAAATGATGCGCAACGCCACGCGGAATAGTATAAATAGATCCATCATTTAAAGTATATGTTTCTATTTCGTCTTCCTTATATTTTCGGAAAGAAAACGCCATAGTCCCATTGGGGACTTCAAAAAATCTAAAAATGCCCCGTACCATTTCACGGTCTTTGTCTCGCATGTACTTAAGATCTTTTTTTGTTTTTTGATTGGTCTTAGCCGCATTGGTCTCAGCGGTTCCTTGCAATTTTCCATCTGACATGGATTTCCTTTCTATAATTTTACAACGGGGAAGGCCGTCGCCCTCCCCTTAATGTGACATTAATTAAAAAGTTTATAGTCCGCCGTAAGATGACTTACCAGCAACCCAATAAACAACATCAGCAGCAGCAGTACCCGCAGGACCACTAATTGCTAATGCACCAGCAACGGTACCAACCCCGCCAGTACCAAGAACCATACCAAGGAATCCAGTATTAACGGTAGCATCGGCAAGGATACCTGATTGCGTTCCATTAATTTGTATTCCTCCAATAGTAGGAACCTGTGACGCAGGAGTTGATAATGATGTTGCGGTATCTTCACCAAACGGCACCATAAGTGGGAATGATGAAGGTTGTTGCGCAACAGTAGGCCATACAAATGTATTGAATGCTGATGTATCAATATTGATAACGAAGTTATAATCATCCGTTACCGATAAGACGATAGCACTCAAGCCATTCAATTGGATCATGCCAGGGTTACCAATCACCAACGTTGGAATAGAGAACCGAATCTCTTGTCCCGGTGTCATGCCATGAGCAATAGAGGTACTCACGGTTGGTGTTACGGCGTTTGTGATATTAACCACCACACGTCGACGTGGATAGAAAAGTTCTGATGTGTTAACAATGCGGTAGAAACCAGCACCACCAACTACACCAGGAACATTCGCTAATGGGTTAGTCGCCGTAAGTAAGGTGAAACTCACATTAGTGGTGACCGCACCAACGACCATATCGATACCATTAACATCAGTTTGTGCAGTATTGCTCATACGAACAACACTTCCTACAACAATACCAGCCGTAGATGCTGTTGATACAACAGGGCGAACAGCATTAGTAGACGCTGTTGTCGCGACTGCATTACCAATTAACGGTAAAGCTCCTGCAGTTTGTCCTGATGGATCATAAAGAGTAAAACCACCAGATACTAACGTATCACCACTCATAACGGCAGTTGCGTTACCATAGTAGTTAACAACACCGGTTCCGGGAGCCATACCACGTTGCCAGTAGTAACTGACACCTAAACCAGTAGCACCACCGACTTTTGCTGCATTGGTGTAGTTAAGAACCTTCATCCAATCAACGCCAGATGGTATTTTGATATATTGATTTACAACGGTTGCAGGGACTACAAACGAACCCTGACCTATAATAGTTCCGTCCATATTATCTCCTTTAAGCTAATGTTGCGCGTAAGTTAATTACCCACAAGTCATTAGTAATTCTTGGAACTTCAGCAAATTTGTAACCAACCGACGCGTTCAACGCTAATGGCCCATCATAAATCGGTGGTCGATAAATAAAGCTTGCTGAGTAACCGTCTTGCTCAATGCATGCGTATGCTTCCATACCAACACAGAAAATGTTGAATACATTGGCACCATTTGAAGATGCATTAGCAGTAAAGCTACCAATAGATGAAATCAAGAATCGAAGGTTACCAATAGCACCCCATTCTGAACGCAATGCATTCATTGGCGCAGGGTATTGGTTCTTTTGAATGAATCCAGCAACGGCATCAAGATTACCAGTCAATTGTGTTGAACATAATGCAAAGTATGCATCACGAACTGGTGCTGTACCGAATTTGTCTTCACCTTCGATGTTGTCCATAATCGTGTACGCATTATTGTTTAATAAAGTACGAACGACAGCATCCACATCAGAACGGGTAATTTCAGTCGGATTATCACCATTAACACCACCAACACTATTAATAAAACCAGCAGTTGCTGCTAACATATCACGAGTTAATTGGTCTTCGGTTTGACGAAGAGATACACCAAGACGAGCAGCACATTCATTAAGAACAGGATCTTGGTTCTGCAGTGTGCATTTAACTGTTACTTTTTTTGACCAAATATTTTCTATTTGGCGGTTGGTCTTGTTATTCCCAACTCCCCTAGTCTCCTAAGGGATCGGACTGTCGCTTCACCTCTCGGTGTCCACTCGCCTCAGTCTCTCAGCGTGATAATTTAATTTATTTATGGTACGCTATATCCATACATTAAAATGAAGGAAAACTATGCATGACGAATTCTCATACTTATCACAAAATAATTCAGAGCAACAACTAATAAGAGATTTGAAAATAACAACTATGAGCTATCTTGCTGGAATTGTAGACGGAGAAGGATGCATTGGATTAGAACATCTTTCACCGACTAAAAATAGAAAGAAAGATTATTACGTATGCCGACTTACCGTAGTTAACACCAGTGAAGAACTAATGAAGTTATTAGTGTCTAGCCTCAAAGGGCAATATGATACAAGAAAAAAGATAGAAGGCAGAAAGACTTGTTATAGATGGCATGTTTTTGGTAAAGACCTAGAACAAGCTATCTTGGCCTTGTTGCCTTATTTGCGTATCAAAAAGAAACAAGCGAAATTAGTTCTCGAATATAGAAATACAGTAGCAAGCAATGGTTGGCTCATTAGTGATGATGTACTTGCGCATAGAAAAACCATTTGGATTGAATGTAAGAAATTAAATACCATAGGTGGTTAAATTATCTTCGCCCTTGTCGCCCTCGTCTTTACGTTAGGGCTTCCAAGTCAATCAGAGCGGATTTAAAGCAGGCCATTTACTGCTAAAACCAAGAAATTTCAAAGAACAATCGTCGTTAACCTGCTCGTTCAACTGTACATAGGTCTATAATAAGTCGAACTCATACGGCACCTACTTTTTACCGTAAAAACTAATAACTGCATCAATATCTACCGCAGTAAGATTTTGGGCAGGAGGAGTAATACCAGAATTCCCTAAAGGAACCATCGCTGTGTTAAGCGGATTGTATCGACGCATACGAAGAGTTGTACCACCATTACGCGGCATATTCTTCTTCATTGCGGGGATCTTATGGATCATATTAGGAACTGGTACTGAAAGTAGTTTGTACGAGAAACTTTGCTGCACTGGTGCAGGCAGTGTACTCGTAGTTGTGATAGCCATAATAGCTCCTTAAGTAATAAAATAATTTTTTACTTAAGACTGACGAGATCTCACATTGCGTCATCGGCGGACGAATTCCGATTTACGTCCAGACAATTTCAGATTGCTAATCCGAACTTTCATGCAGATTGGAAGAACGACTTCCAAATTACGTTCATACGTAGGATATAATGAAGAAAAAAGAGAAGCAAGTAGGAAAAATAGGAGGGTCGTGGTTGGCAAAGAGGATTGACCAACCACGACCTATCATAAAAAGAGTCTTAGTTATTTACGATACTGTTGCATTTCTTTCCACAATCGCGCTTTCATATCTTCGTTAAATTCTCCATTTGCAAAGGCATTTGCTTTTGACAATGGGCTATCGCCTTGTTGCGGAGAAATAGATGCAAGCGATTTAGGTTTTGCTGCATTGCGTTGAGCAATCTCTTTTTCCTGCTTAAATGGATCATCTTGTGGTGATATTCCCAATCGCTTTATCATAGTGTATGCAGTCACTGCCTTACTGTAAAGATCAGTTGAAGAATCAATAGTATGTGCTATCTCTGGATGGCTACTGCGTAAGTTTTCAAGATTATCAACGGAAACAATCGCATCAAAATCAGGATATTTTTGCTTTAATCGCACTTCTGTTGCACTTAAACTCGATTGCTGTTCATACTGGCGAATTTGTTTTTCTAGATTCTGTATCTTCTTACTCACTTTACTCAGATGCTTACCTTCAACAAGGGAATCATCATCAACTTTAAGTTCAAGATCTTCGTCTTCAGACTCAGATTCTTGTTGTGCGAGTAATGCTCGTTCAAGTTCAGCTGCTCTGCGCTCTGCACGTTCAGCCTTTTCACGAAGTGTTTTCCATGATTCTTGTGGCGCAGGTTTATGAACTACTGGTTTCTCTTCTTGCACTGGTTCCGGTGTTTCATACTCTTCTTGGGCTATTGGTGCTGCTTCCAGTTGTTGTTCGGGAACCTGCTCTTGGAATTGTGGTTCAGGTTGAGGAATAACGGTACCATCGCGATCATATTTGATTTCAAAACTCATTAATTATCCTTACTCAATGCAGAAGATAAATAATCTTTGATAATATTTATTTTAGAATGGCTATCTTGAGTAGAAAAAAATTCTTCTGATTTTATTTCATCAATTTTTATTCTTATACTTCTAAATAATTCTAATTTTTTCGAAATTTCTTTTTTTTTATCTAACATTTTTATCCCTTAAATGTAAAATCTTGTAATTCTACGCTCTCTAATTTTTCACCATTTAATTTTTTTGCGATACGCAGAAGCGTTCCATCATGAAATGCTAAAACATATTCTAACAGTTTATACTCTTCAAGGGGAATAAGATGTTTATTCATCATCATTTCTTCACATGATTGTTTGGATGGAATTACCCACATAAATATAATACCATCATCTTTTCTATTATATTTATACACTGCTTGATCCCAGTCTGGTGTTGGGCATGATACTCTGCCATAGAAATAATTTCTTAGTACATTCTGCATCAATCGTTCACGCTTTGTGAGAACAACAACATAGAAATCACCAGGGAAATCCTTTTTATTCCTTTCTACGCATTCCATAATGTTTTTATCGTATTCACCCAGTTGTTCGCGCATCTGCTCTACAGGTGATGTTGTCTCATGAGGTTTTTTTATTAAATCAGACGATACTTTACCAACTGTCTCTCGAATCATAATGCTCCTTTTAAAATGAATAATGCTTATTGAGAATAACGAAAAAGCCCCGTGTAGTAAAACATGGGGCCTTCATTAAAAGGGAGGGAATATAAACGCTGTTATTTCTTCGATCTTTTTTTCTTTTTAGGTATCTTTGCACCTTCTTTACGCGCTTCTGAAAGGGCAATAGCTATAGCTTGTTTTGGATTTGTCACTTCTGGTCCCTTTTTAGAACCGCTATGAAGCTTATGTTCTTTGAACTCTTCCATAACTCTTTTGATCTTTAGTTTGCCCTTTTTTGCACCAATTTTTTTAGCATGCTTAACGGG